GACACTAAGCTCTGCGGCTGTCGCTTCGCCTGACTGAATCTTATGCAGAAGGTCTTCTGCGAGGTGCTTATGCAGCTTTTCGAGGATGTCGTTCATGACCCCTGACTCCCTACGTAGTTAATGACAAACCCCGCAACAGCACCCGCTGTCGCAGCTACGCCCAGCAGCCAAGACTTCGACTGCTCAAGCTCCCGAAGCCGCTTGTCGTGCCTGTCCAGTTCCTCGTCATGGATAGCTTGTCGTGCGATAAGCGCATCGACTTTCCCTTCAAGACGGCCAAGAGCGATCAGTATCTCGTTATCCATCAAGTTGCCCCGAGCCTCGTGAATGTCAAGTACGTAAGGTTGAACGTTGAGTTGCCTTTCAGGTCCGCTCCTGAGTTACCCGCAGACAGCTTGACCTTGATCTTGTTGTCGCTGACGTTTGTCACGTCAATCATAGACGACATACAGAGTGTATCGTTTGTCCCTGCCGTTCCCACGGATCCCCAGCTTTGAGCGATCCTGACTTCGGTGCTGCCGCCAGATCCCGTAGTCGCAAACAAGTCTGCGGCAATCACGGCAACATCTCCGCTGTTCTTAGTGACTCGTCCATGGAACTCAACCAGCCACTTACCTGTCGCAGGAAACGTGAACGTGCCGCTGGACTGAGTCAGGTTTGTTCCAACGCCCGTTCCTTGGACAGACGTGTCCGCCTCTTCCCACGTGTTCGCAACGACCGCTTCGGATGTTCCGATCGCAAAGTCAACCGTAAGCCTCCACTGGCTGACGTAAGTCGGAAGATAGTGATCGTCAAGGTTTCCGTCAGAGTTGAGGATTGCGACTTTGTTCGCGGAACCGGACCCCGGCTTTGTTGACGGGTCTGCTGCCGCTTTCTCCGTAGAGACAACGACACCATCAGTCATTCCTGATGTTACTTTAGTTACCATGCTGCCCCTCCTTATTGAGCGATTTCTGTTGCTACAAGTGTGACTGGGCCACGTTCGGTCCCATTATCGCCGTCGCCCCCGCGCCCCCTGCCTACCCCCGTCGTCCCTTGCGAACCGCCATCGGCTCCGGAGGCACCGTGGATGAAGACGAGCTTGTAAGTTATTTGGCTTGTTGTGGCTGGAGAGTCAACGTACGTAAAGCTATAAAACTGAGGCGTGCTGGCATCTCTGTCAGTGTCGTCAGCGTCATGGACCCCCGGTATGATGCAGTGAAGGTTGTTCATAGATTCTCCGTTTGGGGCGGTTGCCCCTGTGCCCCAAGGCTGCGTACTCGTGTTGTGCGCACACCAAAAATCAGACCCGCCTACGGTCCTTACAAGCTCAATACCTATGTTGAAGCTGGTAAGACCAAGCACTCCGCTGAAATCAATTTTGATTACGCTGTCTGATCTTTTAGGCGTAATGATCACTTTAACTGGTTCATCAGAAGCGTACTCCATCGTATAGCCATTATACTGGTACGCCCCGGTCATAAGGTAGCCTTCAAAGTCCGCCGGAGTTCTAAAAAACTGCGTCTGGATAGTGGAGCCGGGATAAATAACAGAGCTTCCTGATCCGCCTTCGACCTGAACGAGGTTGCTGTCTATGTTGACGTTTCCGGAGATGTTCGTCGTCCCGTTCAGGTTCGTGGTCGTTCCTCCGGACATCGTCAAGGAACCCGCAGTTACGGACAGTCCCGCAGGCGTAGAGATCAACCCCGTGTTCGTCAGTGTCCCCGAGTTTGTGATGTTTCCCGTGTTCACGACGTTGCCTGCGTAGTTCACGTAGAACAGGCTGCTGCCGTTCCTTTGAACGTCCACGGCTTTCGTGCTGTCCGAAGTTGCTGACTGACCCGACACAAGGATCTGACCGTAGTCGTCGTTAGCACTCCCGTTTCTGTCTTGTCGGATTTCGACACCCGCCGTGTTCCCCGTGCTGTAGTCTCCGACTTCGACCGCGTTCTCCGCAGAAGAGCTTCGGATCTCAGTCTGATCAGCGGCGGTTCCAACGCCCGTACCGACTCGGAACTTCCCGTCGCTCGTAAACGCGGCTTGGTTCGTTCCCCCAGCGTCCTTGAACTCCATCGTGTTCTGGCTAGATCCGTCGCCCTGCTGAACCTTCATAGCTGGCGCCGTGCTACTGGAGATGAACGGCTGCAACGCCTGTCCTCGCGACACTCCGAAGTTCCTGATCTGGACTTTCTCTGAAGTGCCGACAATGTTGTCCTGATCGAGCAACGTAATTCGGACGCTGTCGTCCGCGTTCTGCGTAATCGTGTAGTCGTCCCCCGGATGCTGGATGACTCCGCTGACCTCGACGATGTACGTGTTAGCTTCCAGAGATGCGGGAGCAACAGGGAAGTCATAGACAGCGTCGGCCCCGGTATCGGTGAAATCGCTTCCGGTCAGCGAGAACGACTCCGGGCTGTTCAGGCTGTCAACGCCGCCTGCTTGGATTGCGTCGTCCACAAACTGCATTGTTGCGACGTGGTTCCCCAAGATCGGAGTCGCGACGTTCTTGATGATCCGGTTGCCTGCGTCGTATCTGTTATCAGTGTCCACAGGAAGGGAGCCTACGCCCTTGTCTTCCTGCTCTTGAAGACTGAACAGAAGCTGGTTGCTTTGAGCGTTCAGGTCGCTCGCCTTCAGAACTGACCCGTCGTTGAACGTTCTGGTCAAGCCGTCGATCGGAGTCGTCCTTGCGATACGGACCACGTCACCACTAGCGACCACGTAGACGCTGCCAGATGAGCCGTATTTCGCAGCGTCAATCGTAACCGTGAGGTTTGGGGTCTCAGAGACCGTGATATCCGCAGCAGCAACCGTGTACACGGTCCCAGAAGCGGCTGAAGTAATTGACACTCCGATATGTGACGTGAGCAAGAAGCTCAGGCTGACGGAAGACCATTCGGTCTGGTTACCCGTCACCGTATAGTCAACGTAACTATTGGGCATAGGTCCTCCTAATTATCGTCCACGGGTAGTGGAAGGTTAGAGATTGCGATATCTGACGCTTGGTTGATTACCGGGAGATTCCCGAACAATGTAAGTCTTTTTGCGTCCCTCAAGTCTTTCTGACTCCAAGGGTCGTCTGCTTGAATCGTGCTTTGAATGGCTTCTGTTCCGAACTGTATAAACGAATCGGCCATAGCGACCGGTACTGTCCCCGCGAACATATTAGAGGCCAACCCGGTAGTCCTCGCGTTTCTTCCGAATGGTGCGTCATATCCGGCAATGTTAAACCCGGTATCGGCCATAGCTAGGAAATACGAAGAATATGAAGACTTGAACACTCCAGACATTAGGATCCGTTCCATCGTCATATTCTCTTTGAAGTACTGCTCTCGATCGTTGCCGGAATACTTCAGGCTTCTTCCGTACCCGAGCAGTGTGTACCCAAGTGCGCCGAGACCCGCAGAGCCGATCAAGTTCACGGCCTCTCTCATGTCGCCCCGCGCAACTCCGGCTGCTACCTGCTTTCCTCTGGAGGCCATCATGAAGACTCGGTACTGAGTCAGGAGCTTGAAAATCGGCCCCCTGTTCATCCAAGAAGGCATCTCACCAAAAGACTGACGCTGAATCATGTTGTCTACCTGCCTTCTCATTGCGAGAGCGAGCAGGTCGTAAGCGTGCTGGTCCTTTATCTTCGTGAAATCTACGTCCTTTACCTTATAGTTACCGAAATGGCCGGGGCGGACAGATACGACCTCTTCGTCAGCTAGTGCAGTAAAGATCCGCTTCGCTTCCGCTTCAGACAGTCCCAACTCCATGAACCGCTGTTTCCCGTTTGACCAGAAGCTCTGCTGTAGCACAGGCTTACCGTTCTTCATTTGATAGGCTTCGTTGACAAATCGTTGGAACGCGGCCTTCGTACCCCACCGCCTCAGGAACGTGTCCATAGGCACGATGCCCAGCGGATTCAGGATAGAAGCTGACCTACCCATCTCTATCCACTTTCGTATTCCAGACGAGTCAGCAGCGTCTGCCGACATCTCGTCCAATCTTCGCAGGATATGGTCGCCTCTGGCGTAGTCTCCCCCTGATCCGATAAACGTCTCAAGTTCCGCAGCGACGTTATCCAGCAGCCTACCGTCAGCCCCTCTCAGGTTCTTCTCTTTCGTGATACCGAGCAGGAACGTATCCCTGAGCTGGCCCAGAGTAGGGAACGCTTCCAGAGAGTTTGCTAGTCCGGTCCTCGCCATAATGTTTGCTATTTCAGGAAGCTGAGCGATACCGAGCAAGGACCCGTAGATTCCCTGAGCCATTGACTGCAATGAAATGACGTTCTTTAGAGTCTTCTCGTCTGCGTCCCAGATAGGCTGCCCGCTCAGTCTGCGGAGTGCCCTCAAGAAGTTGACTTCAGCAAATGCGGCATCGTCGCCGTCAGGAACCATGGCCGCCAGCCTAAGGGCGACATCCTGAAGAGGGACGTTTTCAAAACCGAGTGCGCCCAGTACTTTCTTAGTTTCGACAGCTCCCAAGACTTGGTAAGCGTACTGATCCGTAATGTCGTTGATATCTCGCTTGAAGAAGTGGTCGATATGCGTGTTGACCCCTCCAAGTTCTGCTTCGTAGTTTTCGTCAAGCTCAATACGGTGCTTTTGAAACCCCTTACTGAGATGCGGGTCCGAGCTTCCGTGAGATACGATCGATTCAAGGACCGCCTGAACCTGCTCTTCGACATCCCCCTCTATCTTGCCCTCGTCCGCAAGCCGCTGGATGCTGGCTCTAATGCTATCTTCCTGAGCTTTGATGAACGTCATCGTGTTCTTGTTGCTGCGGTGAGCTACGGGGTCAATGCCGAAGGCCACGATCCTTTTAGCGGCTTCTCGTGCTACAGCTTCATTGAACTCGTTGACCCCTCGCTGCTTCGCTGCGCTCTTCATCGACTCTACGAAGAAGTCAACCATCTCTTCTTCGGTGCCTCGACCAGAAAACGAGGTATGCCTGTACACCCTTCGGAAATAAGTGCTGGGGTCAGGGACTTCGCCCTCAAGGAAGCCGTTCTTGGACAGGACGTTAAACATCTTGTTATGGAACTGCCTGAGAGCCGTGACTGCGTCTGAAACAGGGTCGCCCTGCGTAGGTACGAAAGACCTATCAGTCAGACTCCTAGTGACGGCCTTATCAAAGTCGTCAGGGTTGTTACCTGCGCGTACCCATTCCTTTCTAGGGTTCATTAGCGCGTTCCTAAGCTCACTGACTACTCGGTCTCGATTCAGCCCGACAACGGTCACAGCGTTGACCCCGCCGCCTCTTGGGCTTTCCATAAGAAGCCGCCGTGCCTTGTAGAACACGTCGCTCGTCGCTTTCATGCTATCTAGAACGACCGATACCGCCGCAAACCCCCGGTTGACGGTCTTGCCGAAGATCTTGGGGCCTGCTCCTTCCATGAATCGGGCCGCCTTTTCCCGTTTACCTGTGGCGTTGTCTGTCCCCCGTCGTCCGGCATCGGCGGCTGAGTCAGCGTACGCATCCTGAGATATGTCAAGAACCTTGACCCCAAGGTCCGTATCCCGTGCTACTTCTCTGCCGTCAATGAGGATTACTTCTTCATTAGCGTCCGCTAAGGGGTGAGGAGCGTCTTCTGGATCTGGATCAGGCACTCGCGTTTTCTTCTGAGCATCCGCCATCTGAGTCTCTGTTCCGAACGCGACTCTCTTTGTGGTCGGATCAATACGAAGGTCCAGCGGCTCTTCAATTTGCCTTCCGACGTTGCGCCCCAGAACCTCGGCTTCGTCAAACTTGAGCGTACCACCTACGACTCCCTTGCCTTGCCTGCCGTTCTCTTTGACTCTTTTACGCAGCTCTTTTGCCAGAGTCTCAGCATCATCAATCCCTAGCTCTTCAAGGGTTGCGACGATTTCTCGACGGATAGCGTCCGACTTGATGCGGCCACCCAGTTTCCAGAGCGCGTTCCCCACGTCAGATGAGAACTGAATATCAAACTTTGCTTTGTTGATGGTCACGCGAGGCTTTGCTGTCTTCAGAGATTTCGGGATGATCGCGGGTTTCTCGGTGATCCGAGTGCCTCTCCTGACGGCCTGACGCACCTCTGATTTGATCGTAGATCTGAGCGTTGCTGCGCTCTGGTTCTGAGATACGGTCACTCCAAACCTACGAGCTACTTCCGTAAGCTGCTCTACGGTCTTCATGCCAGCAAGAGCGTCGTCCAGAGCCGCCATCGCTTCTTCCTCACCCGGCTTGTTTGCCCTGATGATGTCGAATATGGCCTCTCTCTTATCGTCAGCACTCAGCTTCTTGCCGTTCCGCTTTGTCGGGACTCCAAGTCTGCGAGCAGCCTCATCCAGCTTCTTACCCTTCAAGTCAATGACCGTGTTCAGAATCTTCTCGTCAGTAACCACTCTGATTGACGGCAGCGCAGGAGCGAAGGTTTCAGCCGCCGCAGTCTCCCCTGCCTCTCTCAACAGGACTTCAGTCTCCTCTCTTACGGAGTCATTAATTGCTCTCCGCAGTGAGCTGTTGAACGCTTTAGGGAACGCGGTTCCCAACGCGCCTGACAAGGCTCCGGAAGCTCCGATGCCGATCAGCATGTCTCCCGGTGTAAGAGTCTTATCCAGAGCGTACCGCGCCCCTTCAAGAGGAACGTCGATAGCGGCTGCGGCGAGCGTAGCCCGTACTCCTGTTGCAATGCGTACGCCCCTCGTTATTCGGTTGAGATTACCTGCGGCTGCGGCTGCTCCTCCGAAAGGCCCTGCAACGGCTGACCCAATGACTGTAGCAGCTACGGCTTCAGCACCTGATCCAAGGATTGTCGCCAGTACGCCGCTGATCATTCCGTTCTCGAACAAGTCCTTACGGCGTTGCTCCTGTATGCGAACGTCATTGACCTGTTCAAGAAACTCAGGAAGGGACGCAGGGGAT